GAACACATATCATAAAACCAACTTGCAGTACCATCAGGAGTAGAAATAAACAAAGCCCAACCCTGTTTATCAGCCAAAGCAGGTCTAATAACTTCAGCCCATACATCACGTTCCATAAACGCAGCTTCATCCAATACAACACCTGCTAAACTTCTTCCCCTCAATGCCATAGCATTTTCTGTACCCTTCAATTCAATACTTGACCCATTTATCAAATCAATCCTTAAATCTGTCTCATTTTTACTTTGAATCCATGTTTTAGGTACTAATCTCTTTAATTCCTTCCATGCAATATCCTTCGCCATACGATAAGTAGGTGCACAATAGAAATAAACCTCTCCAGGTCTCTCAATAGCACCTCTTAACAACTCAATACAGCTTAAATAGCTCTTCCCAAACCTTCTTCCAGCAACCAACACTCGAAACCTCTTCTCACTATTAAACACTTCCCCCTGTGCATATCTTAAACTGACCTCATTTAAGCTCATATCACCCTTTTTTTCATAATATTACTCATTTTCTTTCGCATTTCATACTTTTAAGGCTATCATCAGAATAATAACCCCTATAAAGACTAAGTCCGTGGCTGAATCTTTCATAAACAACCTAAACTACGATCTACCAGCTCCTCAACGTAAACCTCGTGTTCAAAAATATACAGGAGGTTCTAATTCAAGAGCAGTTATAGAAGCTCGTTGTCAAAGATTATACTCAAAACAGCTTGAAGGTAAAACTACCAGGCAACTTGTCATAGAGCATTCTCAAAAAGAAGGCATATCTCTAGTAACTGGTTGGCAAGATTGGAAAAAAGTTAAAGAGTGGAATGATGAAGATTGGCTTAAAGAAAGAGATAAAATGATTCCTCGTCTACAAGCTATGCGTATGCGTCTATTTAACAAAGCTATATCTAAAGGACAACTTCAAACAGCAGCACAAATCCTCGATAGTCTAGGAAAAGTAGTTGGTGAATCCGTAGAAACTGTTAACATCCAAGCTCCAGAACTTGCAATTCGCATAGAACCAAAGCAATAAAGATTTGCAGAATATATTTATGTTACCCGTGTAGCATAAAAAAATTTTTCCCGGGCGAACTTCCCCCCCCCATAAAAAAAATTAGATAATAAATTATTAAATAAGAAGTGCATAGTTGATATAATTTGATATAATTAATAGTGAAGACTTAAGTATTTACTAGTATTTAACTCTTCTTAAATAATCTTATTTATCTTTCCAAGTTAAATAAGCTTATCTAAGCTTTAACACTCTTAACGAGCTAATAAAGCTAAATACAAGAAAATTATTCACTTTCATTTAATTAATCATGACACGATCATTATTAACACTTGGATGTTTTCTAATCCTACTTTGGCAAGGATTAACAATAACCAACACATTAAAAACAAGATTGGAAGATAGAACCAATCAAGTACAGACACTTTTAAATAGGATTTAATCATGAAAAAATTTTTAAACTATGAAGAATACAATACAATTCTTCTTGCTATAAATTCTTCTACTGATTTTATTGTTAATGGAAGTAGAGGAAAAAAAGATTTCTATAATAATTTATTTGAAAAATTATTTACAATACAAGAAAATGATTTTTTAAAAAAAGAAGAAATCAACCATCCTATAAGTAAGTCTTGATTGACTTACTTTTTTTTATTCAAAATTATTTAATTAAAAAAATGAAAACACAAAAAACTTTCTGCAATTCTGACAGATACATATTTGATTATGATATCTGTAATTATAAAAAAGGATTTGCACAAATAGACACTACTGAGGATGCAAGTTATTTTGGCAATTGGATTAATTTTAAAAGTTTAGAATTAATAACTTATTGCGAGGGTGATTTAACAGTAATTAAATGTGATGATGTAGAGGAATTCAAACAACAACTATTAAAAGTTGTTAGTTGGTATAAAAAAAATAAATCTTTTATTGGAATTGATTTAATGTGTAGTGATGAAATTAAAAAAGATTTTAATAATTTAAATTTAGATAAAAATTATTATCTACATTATAAATAAAAATATTTTCTTAAAGCTATCTAATTATAGATAGTTTTAAAAAACTATTTTTATAAATAGTTTTATTATCAAACTTTATTTAATTAAAAAATGAAAAAAATTACTTTTGAAAAATGGGAATCAAAATTTTATGATGTTCCCTTTACTAAACCAAACTTTGATTTATTGGAATCAATGGGGGTTGATACATATATGGTTAATTGTTCCCAAGATACAAGCGATGGAAAAACAAAATATGTAAGAGTTTTTCATTATGGGGGATGGTATGAAATTTTAGAAAATGGGAATCATTATTTATTATTAGGAAATAATGATTGGTTAGGCAAAGAAGAAGAAACAATTAAAACAATTAAAAAAGAATTGTTTGATTGGGCTAGTGAAGAATTAACAAACTTTGGAGAATAAGAAAAATGAAACTAACTAAATTTCAAATTGAAGAAGATAAAATCTTTCAAGGATTTTCTGATGGTTCAACGTGGAATGGGTGGAGCAATCCATATTTCACATTAGAAGTTGCTAAAGATGTATTAAATTATTATCAAAATCAAAGTTGTGAAGAATCAAAACAACAATGGTTAGATTGGAAATTAGAAGTTGATAAAACATTTATGGGGATAGATTTATATTATTTTGGTGGTGGTTATATATGGAGTGAAGTTACTAAAGAAGAATTAGAAAGAATTGATTTAATAAATAAAGTTATAGATAATTGTAAAAAAGATGATGAATATTTAAGAGATATAGTAAATGAATATTTTCAAGAATTAGAAACAACTTGTAGGGGATTGGATGGAATAAAAGAAACTTTAGAAGAAAGAGAAAAAGAAGAATAAAAAATAAAAAAATAATAATAGTAGCTTAAAGGGATATTAGTAATATCCTTTTATGAAACTATTTTATTAGTTTCAAATATCCTGGAAACCTTAAAGACCGTTAAAGGCCGTTAGGGTTAAAGGCCGTAAACACTTATTTAATTAAAAAAATGAATCACACATTAACTGTATCAGGTGCTTATAGTACCGACTTTAAAAATAAAAAAGAAATATTAGAACATTATAATTCTAATAAAGACTTTCAAAACTTAGGGATAAGTTCAGGTGCATATGTAAATAAAAAAGATGCTAAACGATTTAAGGTAGGTTTCTTAAATGTTAGATATAGCAATTTAACAAAAATTGCAGTTATCGATGTAAATAAAGATAAGTTTATTTAAGGAGATAATAAAAAATGATTTTAAAAATGAGTAAAGGGAATGCAAAGCTATCAAAAGATACTTTGATATTATCTATATCAGCTGGTATAACTTGCCCAGGTTCTAATAATTGTAAGGCCTGGGTGACTTTAAAAGATGATAAGAGAGTATTAAATCGAGGTAATGAGAGTTTATTTACTTGCTTTGCTGCTAGTGAAGAATTACGTTATCCTAACGTCTTTAAAAGTAGAAAATATAATTATGATTTAATTAATAGTTATGTTATTAAAAAAGATTTAAAAGGATTAACTGATTTAATTAATCGATCTATTCAAGCTAATAGAAAAAATATTAATAAAGTCAGAATACATGAGTCTGGAGACTTTTTTAATATTCTCTATCTTAAAGCGTGGTTAAATGTAGCTAGATTGAATAAAGATCTTAAATTTTATTGCTATAGTAAATCACTTGATTTTTTCTTAGAAGTGTTATTGCCTAATAATTTTTATATGGTAGCTTCATATGGTGGTAGATATGATTATTTAATTAATCAAGGTTATTTTACTAAATATTCAAAAGTTGTATTCAGTGAAGATGAAGCAAAGGACCTTAATTTAAAAATAGATAAGGATGACTCTCTTTGTTTTGGTAACAAAGCATTTGCTCTCTTATTGCATGGGTTACAAGAAAAAAATACACCATCTGGCGAAGCTTTAAAACTTATAAAAAGAAATAAAAAACTAGTTAGTGTTTAGATCTTAAGTAATTAATCAAAAGTAAATTAATCAGGATATTTAAGTTTTTATCATTTGATTCAAACTTATTTAACCTGGTTAGGTGTTTTTTAAGCTGTTTATCACTATGAATGTCGTGATCATGTATGAATTGTTTGATGTAGCTCATATTAAAGGCAAATTTGAATTTAGTATACTAATATGATATCATACATACATAACTTTATATCATTTAATTATGAATGAAACACAAACACATACAATCGAAATGAAACATCGATTAAGTGAATTAATGCCTGAGTATCAGGTAACGATTATTAATTTAATCAATCATTTAGCGTCACATAATCACACTTATAGAGAACACGCTATGCAAAGACTTGAAAAGATAAGTAATGAAAATCCCTATGTTGATGATATAGAGGGATTTGAAAAGCTTTTAATCGATGAAGAAACCTGCCCGGAGGATGATGACTAATAAAAATCCATCAAGGGATGATTGTATTTCAGCAATTAAAGAATGTATAAAAGATGATTTACAAAAACCTGAAATTATTAAAAAAATGATTGATGATTATCCGAATGTACATAAATCAACTTTTTATACATATTACGATGTTGCACAGGATGAATTATCAGATGAAGATTTTATTTCTGGTGCTTGCATTATTGAAACTGAAAGACAGATTAAAATCCAGCTCAAGAAACGTCTTATTGCAGATCTTGAAAAGGATTATGATACAGAAACTGATCCGACATTAAAACGTAATTTAAGAAATGATTTACTTAAGTTACTTAAACAATTTTAAACACGAATTCGCTAACGAAAATGATTGACAACCCATTAGAACAGCAAACTTTAGAAACTTATGACAATCTTTATGTCAATGAAAAGTTTGAAGAGCATTGCTCTGATGCTGCTAAAGAATTAGCTAAAGATAATAATCTCAATCCAGATTATTATGAACCTTTTATAGAATTCTACATTGAAGAATGTAGAGAATCTGACCGGGGGTATTTCTTCGATGGTGGTAAATATATTATCGATCTTTGGTGGGATCATAATAAAGATTTATATAACACTAAAACACCTTATATGGAGATCAAAAAATGAAAACTAAACTTGAAGAGATTAGAGATTCTCTTAATAAATATATCAATGATGAATTAGAAAAAAGTC